GCCTTCATATTTTGTTTCTTTACTATGTTCTTCTCTTGGTGGTACACATATACCTTTTTTCATTAAATGATTTGCAATCAGTGTGTCCCATACTCTAACTTGTGAGAATATATCATCATAGTTTACTTTTGAATCATATGCAACAGTTAAACTTAAATCAATAAGACCAAGTTTATCTTCCAATGCGTCAACAATTTCAACATCTTGAATATTATAATCCACAAATGATTGAAAGTCTTTAGTATACCAATCTTTAAATGTGTCATAGCCTGCGTCATCTTTACCACGACCAAGTTCTAGTTCACCAATGAAGTCAAGTCTATAACTTTCTTGTCTTGTTGGTATAAACCACTTATACAAGTCAAGATAATCTAACATGGCAATACCATACAGATTATAAACAGTTTGTGGTCTACCTCTTACATTAATCTCTTCTCTATTTGCCATATTCCAAGGCGACATTCTGTTTGCAACCTTGTCACCTGCAATCAATTTAATTCTATTCATTAAATAAGGTAAATCAAAAAACTTGGTGTTCCAGCCTGTGATAACATCTGGATGATTTTTAATCCAGAATTTCATAAACTCAAACATCAATTGTTTTTCGTCTTTACATTCTACATAGGTTACATCTGTACGGTCAGTTACAAACTTACCTACACCCCATGTTAATATCTGTTTGTTAGATTGATTTTTTACTGTGATACATAATAATTCTTCTACTGGATTTTCTACATCTGGAAAACCACCTTCACAAGTTGTTTCTATATCAAGTGTAAATATTTTAATTTGATCTTTGTCCCATTCAATTACCTCAGGATATTCTGTACCAATATATTGATAATGATATCTTTCAAGACCATAGATAGGAGAATTTTGTGTGGCTATATCTTTACGAAATCTACGAGCTGCACTAATATTAGTAAACTCAATAGGTTTTAAAAACTGACCTTGTAAAGTTTTATATTGGGAGTGTTCTTGTGTTAGGGCGTAGAGGGTAGGACCAAAATCTATTTTTTCTTTATAGTCTTTACCGTTTAGAACACCACGAATTAAAAGTTTACCTTTATGTTCAATTACATTTTTATAGAAGTTCATCTTTTCTCAATTTCACCGTTACATTATTTAAATCATCATTAAGTTGTATCTGACATGCCAACCTAGACACGCCTTCAATATAACCTCTCTCATACTCCAAGAGTTCTTGTTCTAAAGAGTTTTCTTTTATCTTTAATTTATTTTGCCATTGTACACCATCCACATGAATATGGCAAGTCGCACATGCACAACAACCACCACAATCAGCAGGTATCTCTGGTAAATCCAGTTCTTTAGCTGCCTCCATGATGGTATAACCTACCGGTACATCAACCGATAGTGTTTTATCATCTCTTTTGAAATTTACTTTTACCATTAATTTGGTAAGTTAGTTTCAGTTATGAGTCCTTTATTTGGTGTAAGTATCTTACTTGTATTTTGTTCGTAAGAGTTTTTGATTTCATCTTTAGGTTCTGTCATAAAGACAACTTTATCTTGGCCAATAGTGATTGTATCACCTTTACCAAATGCATTATATAACGACATCATTAATTGTACTGGTTTGCCAGGTCCTAATTGTTGTGGTATTATTACAAATGGTTTATTTAAACTAATACCACCATCATTTTCACCAACTTTAGCGATTACATCTTCGCCTGTTGTCATTCTAATCACTTTCACGTCACTCATATTATCTCCTATTCTAAACTATATTTGGTTGTTATCACATATTTTCTTTGAGGATTTACCAATACATTTAATCGTTTCATAAATGCACGGTCAAGTAAGATAGGAGTTCTATCTTCTCTATCATCAATAGTAAATTCTACATCTTTATAAAAACCACCAGCAAACTCAACATTAAGTCTTACAACATATCTTGTTTCGTCATAGTCTCTTAAGCCGCCTACTTTGATTTCTTCTTTTTTAATTATTTTAGATGTAATGGTTTTGTTTAACAAACTCCATGTAATTTCATTTCCGTTTACTTTATATTTGTCGGCATGTATAACAGGCATGCCAGAATTACCCGTATCAAATTTTGATACAAGTTCACCAAAAGGTTTTATGGTCAAAATTTCTTTGAAACCACATTCTGTTGGCACCGTGTATCTGTTTTCTTTATCAGCAAAATGAGTGATAACTTCTTTTGCGATATTCATTCCTGTAGCGTCCTCTATACCCTCTGTACCAGGTGATGAGTTTACTTCAAGAAAATAAGGTGGTTCTTTATCTCTGTTTTTACTTGGTATAAAATCAACAGCAGTCCAATAACCACCAACTGCCTTAGCAGCTTTTAAACTTTCTTCTATTTCTAATTCTGTAAGTGTAATCTTTTTAGGTTTAGAACCTTGCGATACATTTGACCTAAAATCTCCTTCAATAACTGGTCTTGCCATAGCGGCTAATACTTTACCACCTAATACATGTACTCTAACATCATATTCTGTTTTGATATATTCTTGTATTAATAGGTCAGCGTCTTCATCTTGTTTGTGTATAAGTTGTACAATAGAATCTAAACCTTTTTCACTATCAACAAACAGTACACCAACACCTTTACTACCTCGTAAAGTTTTCATAATAAGAGGAAACTTAATACCTGCCTCTTTAACCTGTTCATTTGATTGTTCAGGATCACTAATTAACTTAGTCATAGGTTGTGTTAACCCATAGTCTGCAAGTCTTAATGCTGTTCTATATTTGTCAGCACATATATTAATTGTAGTTCTAGGATTTACAAGTGTTGCATTTGCTCTTTCTAAAATAGATACAAGGTCTAACCAACTATCTTTTCTAGTTATAGAACCACGCACAATTGCAACGGTCATAGCACCGACTTCAAAACCTTTTTTGTCATCTTTGTTATGAAACTTACGAACACCGTCCTCAAATGTAGTATAGCCACCTGTAAGTTTAAACAAATAGTAAGGATAGTTTAACTTCTTACACTCTTCTTGTAGTCTATCGGCAGTATGAAATTCTTTTGCATTATCTGGCTCATCTGTAATGATAAGCAGACGCAAAAACTTTTTATCGCCTATAGCTTCTTCTAAGTAATTTTTAAACGGTTGTACTTGCACTTTTACTATCTTCTGGTTTTTTGCCTATATTATATTTAGCAACCAAGTTCCACTCACTTTTTTCTTTAAATGGTAAAACTTTGATTTGACTTAACGGGGCTTTGTTTTCTACTAATGTTGTATTGACAACATCAATTAAATTCCAATCTTGTAGTAATAATGTTATTGTATTTCTTCTTTGTATATCATTTTCTGTTAAACTAGAGTTCTTACCATCTAAGGCAAACAACTCTTTGAAGTGTGTTATGTAATACTTACCTTGTTTGTGTAAGATATGACAACTCTGAAAAAGAGTTTTATCTTTTCTACTTGCAACACCAATTCTAGTTAAAGTTTCTCTGACTTTTAAGAAGTCGTCTGGTTGCTTGATTGTAACCTCTAGCATATCGCTAGGCGACCATTTTATTGTATCTTCACTCATTTTTTTCTCCCACCTTTTTTCAGGCCAATTTTTATAATTTCAATTTGGCCGTCTGAAAGTAGGTTAAGAGCTTCTTTTGCCTTTTGATTACTATAACCATAATACTCTTTAATTACTTCAAGGTCTTTGACTTTTTTTTGTGAAAGCCACTTCCCACCAAATCGCTTCTTCTTTCGAATACTATTTATAAAATAGTGGAATTGCATCCGTTTTGGTAGAAAGTGTAGACCGTTCATCTCATTACTATGCATTATTGTATCATAGAACATTGACAAACATCTGTTAATAATAAATGTAGGATATTTCTTTTGCCACACAACGTCACCTGAATCTAAAAGTGGTTCTTTAGATTCATTTATGGCCTTTAAATAATCCTTTAACTCGTACATTATTTAAACTTACAGTTAGCCATGATTTCTGTTAAACATGCAACCATATTAATCTCTTGGTCTGCCACAAAAGCAGACTTATACTGGTAACCAGCAATGATTAATATTGCTTGTGGAATAGAAGATGGTTCTACTGCCTTATACATCAGCTCATAGATTGTACTAAACAAAGATGATGGTTCTTTATCAAGATTGTTAATGACCCATTTACGCATGTCATTAAATCGTTTTTCTTTTAAAACTTTTACAAGTTCTTTTGTATTTGCCTCTGATAAACTAAACAAGATACCACTATCTATCTTACCTCTAACGGAATATCTTTGAAGTTCATTGATAGTCCGTCTAAAATCAGGATAGTATTTTTGTATTAGTTCAGCCAATACTTTTTTATCATATTCAACTTGCTCATCATCAAGGACTTTACCAAGTCTTTTTAATAATGCCTGTGCTGTCTTGACTTTTTGTCCGTTCTTGATAGCAAAGTCGATTACGGTACATCTACTATGTAGAGCAGGTAAAATCTTATTCTTGTAATTACAAGTAAAGATAAATCTACAATTTTTGTAAAATGTTTCTATGAAGTTACGCAAAGCAGGTTGTACAGACTCAGCATTCATATAGTCTGCCTCATCTATAATCACCACTTTATGATTTGAATGTTCAGTTAATGATACAGTAGAAGCAAAGTTTTTAATCTTATTTCTTAATGTATCAATCTGACGGCCTTCATCTGAACCGTTTATGATAATATAATCTGCACCAAGTTCCTCACACAAAGCACGAGCAACTGTAGTCTTACCGGTACCTGCAGTACCAGATAATAACAGATTTGGTATTTCTTTTTGTTTTAGAAATTCAGTAAATGTGTTTTTAATATCTTCACTTAATATACACTCACTAATCTTTTTTGGTCGATACTTTTCGACCCATAGGTATTCTGACATAATATAATCCTCACTTTATTCATAATTTAAAATTCACTATCTGGCTCGATAGCAACCCAATATTGAATTGGTTTATTTCTATTTATAAAGTGTGAGATTTTTTGTGAAGAAATAGCCACATCATAATCATCTTGTATCATTTTAAAGTTCTCTGTTTTAAAGTATGCTTTAAAAGTTTTATCAGTTTCACCAACTACAATTGAATAGTCGTTAGATGATGGCGTCTTCTTATCAGTAGCAACTAACTTAATTTCTTTACCATCGCCTGTAACAGAAATGTCTGGCAAATTAAGTGTTGTAACACCTTTCATTAGTTTTGCGAATACATCTTTTTTCAATGCAAATGTAACATACTTATCAGGCATGGTTATCATTTTAGTAGGTGCAACTACCACCGACTTATCTGCAAAATAATATTTAACAGCTTGTTTTGAATTACTATCTTTTATAGTTAGATTTTGACCACCATTAAAATTAAGGTCTGACTTATCAAATAAGTCAACAGCTCTTAAAAATTCAGGTAAATCATAGATAGCAAACTCTTGGTCAAACTTCTCTGATACATCAGCTTGTGCTAAGATGTTTTTCAATGTAGAGATAGTTTGTAATTGATTGCCTGGTTTTACTAAAATATTCTGGTTTATATCAGAAAAGTTTTTTAGTATAGCAACCGTATCACTTGTTAGGTTCATTATATATTCTCCGTTTCATAATTAAATTGGAGCGGATACTTGGTACTGCCCCAAGTTTTGCGAGTTGGTAACCCGCTGTAATACTTTTATACGATATCCGCATTTGTTCATGTTCACATAATACACTAAAGGCGTCCTATTGTCAAGCTTAGGACGCCTGTAGTTTTAATTATTATTTAATGTTGATTGTTCTAGCTTTTCTATGGTCTGGAACAATCTTCTCTAAAGATACTTTTAAGAGGCCATCTTTTAATTCAGCACCTTTAACCTCTACATCATCAGCAATTGTAAAGTGTTTCATAAAGTTTCTTTTAGCAATGCCTTTGTGTAATACACCCTCATTGTCTTCAACTTCTTTTTCTTCTTTACTTTTTACTGATTCGATTTTAAGGACATTATCCTCGTAAGTTACTGATACATCTTTTTTACCGTAACCAGCTAATGCCACTTCAATATTATAAGTTAAAGAACCTGTCTTTACGATATTGTATGGTGGATAATTGTTAGCCGTCATTGACGGAATGTGGTTGTGTACCGTATCTAAATGGTCAAACATTTCGTCAAACCCCACGGTAAACGGTCTTAGTCCAGTAAAAATTGATTGAATTGCTTTGTGATTTGTCATTTTAATCTCCTTTGTTAAGCAAGTTTATATTTGACACCTCATTATTGAGCATGTCATAGTTATTTATATGGGGATTGTTTTAAAAATTACAACCCCCATAATAAATTTTTTATAGTTTGATATGTTGTCCTTTGATACCAACTACTCCAGATTCTTTAGTTTGACCACCATTATTATTATCTGGTTTTTGATTTTGCCACAAAAAACCACCTAGTTTAATGGGTAAAACTTTTTTGACCTTATCTAAATCAATATCGGCACCTGCCAACTTAGCTATGTGTTGAATCCACTGGCATTCAATATCAATATCTTTCTGAGCATTTTTCATCCAGTCTTCTCTTTGAGAGTATAATGCTGGTGCAGCTTTAGGTTCGTCAATATAACCTATAACACTTACCGGATGTTGTTTATCATATTCCATATAAGTTTTTTTACAGTCACCAATAACTTTAGTTAAAGTTGAATAGTGAGTTACAAAAGCCATCTTACCAGATTTTTCAAAGTTCTTATCACCTGAAAAAGGTATGTTATTTTTTTCTGCATATTCTTTAACAGAGTTTAAACCTGTACCTTGGTGCCAAGTTCTAACAGGACCGTTTGATGATTTTTGAGTTTTATAAGACTTATAGATGTTTCTTCTATCAGCTTCAGTCATTTCAGGAGTAACCCTTAAAATCCAGTTCTTAACCACTGATTTTTCATCTTTAATCATATCAGACTCAACAGCTTTAAGAACACCATTCACAATATCCTCTTTTGTATTTGGTGTATGTGCCTCACCTAAATGTTTATTAGATAAAAACTTATCACTAAAAACATCAACAGGTTTGCCTGCTGGTTCAACTACATCTACAATAATGGTTTCCCATTCTTTCATAGAAGCTGCCTGTGTTCTGGTAAATCCCCATTCTAGATTAAAATATTCATCATTATCAGGATTAACTGATACGGCTATCGGTGCTTTGTCGTGTGACCAACCTATAGCTTCAAAACTACGAGCAATTGGTGTAGCGTTTGATTGTTTAACTAAATGGGTTCTTATTTGATTTTCTAATTTAGGAATTATATTTTTTAATTTTGTTATAATTCTCTTTTTAAATGTATAACCTGGTGTGTCTTTATATATCACACTAGGTGGACATTGCTTTAATGACTTTTTCAAGTCAAAGTGTACTTTCATATTATCTCCTTTTGCCTACTGGCTGTTATTTCACGATAACGGCTACTGCCTTATTGTTATCATTTTTATTTAGGTAGTTTTTGCATATTAGAGGCTATAAAAACTACCAAACCGAGCCGCTGCTTAAGTTCTTTTGAGTGTTGAACCAGGCGCAAATGCCAAACAAACACATTCAGGTTAACGCTAGCGCTCCTAAATTCTGGTGGGCTGAGGTAGGTCTCACCCTCATTATACTAACTTGTCTTACCAAGCCTGTCACTGGAAGTCTTTCATCCGTATGTGCTACGAAGACCAATGAGCCCGAATTTATGGTCGTTTTTTAAAGAGAACGACCAAACTCTAAGCTAATTTCTGTACTACTACATGGGTTAGCTACCCTCCACGCCCCAGGACTTACGGACAGCCTGGTATCACTATTTATTCATTAATATAAGCACAGGCATGGAAATCTTATAACTCTTTATTTAACTTAGACATCTTTTTCTTATAGTTTTTAATGCCTTCTTTTTTCTTTTCTCTTTTAATTTCTGATGGTTTCTGATAGTATTGTCTAGCTCTTAACTCTTTAACTAAGCCTTCCTTCATTACCTTTTTCTTAAGCACACGCATAGCTTTTTCTAGGTTACCACCTCTTACTTCTACTGTTATACTCACTTTGTTATTCCTTTCCGTGTAAAAGCGGTGGAGGGCACTACCCCTCCACCAGGACTTACACTATGATTAATAGATTTAGATGGCACCATCAGCGTCATCCGACTCACTATCATTGTCATCCACTTGTGAGTTGATATCTGATTGTCTCTGCTGTTCAGTAATCTGTTCAGCAGAAGCGCCAGCGTCCACTTTCGTGTACAACTCTATAAATGAATTCTTTGTATCATCATCAAATCTGTTAGTACAGACTTCAACCGCTTTCATCTTTTTACCAAAGATAGCATACGCTTGGATGATATGTACCAATCTTCTAGTTGATATAATCTCATCAACACCACCGTCAAAGTAGGTTTTTCTGATCACATCAGCCCATGTTACTAACTTTTTACAAAAGTCTTTATCTTTTTTACCAGACTTATCTAAAGTGTTAATAAGTATTTTTTCTTCTATAGCAGGTTTTGGATAACTCTGCTCAAAGGTAATTGGAAATCTTTCCAAAAAAGCTTCGTTAAGAACATTAGTACCAATAAATTTACCGTCATCACTACCTTGACCTTTTGTATTGGCAGTAGCAACAACATTGAAACCATGAACAGGCTTAACAAATCTGTTAATCTTTTTAACAAAGACACCAGAGCCTTCTAATATTGGTTGTAAACACATAATCTTATTACTTGCTAAGTCAATCTCATCAAGTAAAAGAACAGCGCCTCTTTCCATGGCTTCGATAACAGGACCATTTTGCCATACAGTTTGACCGTCTTTAAGTCTGTAACCACCTAACAAATCATCCTCATCTGTTTCAATTGTAATATTAACTCTAATCAATTCTCTTTTATTCTCAGCACATGATTGAGTAACACCCATAGTTTTACCGTTACCAGATAAACCAGTAATGAAAACAGGATAGAACATCTTAGATTTTATAATAGACTTTACATCTGGATAATTACCAAATGATACGAACACAGGATCCTTTTTAGGAACAATGTCGCCTGTCAAAGAAGAAACTACATATGCAGCCTCGGAAACTGTTTTAGTTTCAGGTGCTTTAGTAGTCAAAACTTTTTCAGATTCGCCTGAAGATTTAGAAGTTACTACATTGTCTTCCGTAGGTAACTTGAATGTAGATTTACCAACTTTGTAGTCAGTATTTTTAATCAACCATTGTGGTGCATATTTACAACCAAAATGTTTGTTGGCTTCTTTTAATTCTGAAACCGATAACTCGTTTGTACCAAACTTTTTTACAGCGTAGTCAACGAATTCTTGTTGTTTAGTGTTTAACATAGTGTTTTTTCGTCCTTTCATTATTTAATATAAGTATATCCTATCATAGATGATTCGTTTTGGCAACCCTCTATTTTTTGTAGCCTGGTAACGATTACCGATACCATTATGCAACCTCCTGAATAAACTTGTTTAATATTACTCTGGAAACCAATCGATTCGCCATTGATTTACCAAAGATTCTTTTTAACTCTGAAGCAGTACCTTTTTTAACGGTCTCTTTACTCATGTCAAAATTCTCAACATTCATTTTTTTGCCATCTATAACAAAGAATTTATTGTATCCTTCGCTTGTACATGCAGCTGCTTTGTTTTTAGTTAATTCTTTTCTGAAAAGACTTATCTTTTTTTCTTTATCATTCCAATCTTTGTACTCACCGATATATCTCTCAATATCCCATCTTCTAATTTTTTTAACAATATAAAAACCAATCACATTTACATCATGTTGTTTTTTAATATGATTTAATAGATTAGTAGTAATGTTACCGTCTTGAGCAAACTTTTTATTGTCGATTTGATAAACAGTAGTTTTTTCATAATCATGTGCTTCACCACCGTGTATATCACTCTTAACATAGTTACCAGCACCATCTGTAAGTGTAATAAAAGTCATCTTCTCAATATCATATTTCTTTTTAAACATTGGTAATAATGTGTTGATATAAACTAGTGACTCATTAAGAGGTGTATTACCAAGATAGTATTCACTAGGTATACCCCATGATTCAGATTGAGCATAGTAATCATCTGATTGTTCTTGCCAAGTAGTTCTTCTAGTATATCTATTGTCAAAATACATACCCATATGAAATAATGTTTTCATAGCTAGATCAATTGTTTTTTTATTCATTCTATGGCTAACACAATTAACTAGATTAAAGTCTTCAAATGCAAACTCACCAGAGTTTTGTGACCAAGATGTTGGCGAAGCATCATATTCTCTATTGTATTTTCTTTCACTAGTAAAGAAGTAAACTTCAAAAGGTATATTAACTTTTTTACAAAATTCTACAAGGTTAATTAATTGTTTTACTGTATCATATAAACAATCTGCCATTGAACCAGACCAATCAAGTAACATCATCATACCATGATTTTTACCATCAGGTATGATAGTTAACTTTTTAAATATGTCATCTGAATATTTGTAACTAGGTAATTTTAAAGTATCAATGATACCAGTTTTATCTTGACTTGCTCTCTTATATGCTTGAGCAGATTTTTTCATTTCAAATTCTTTAACAAGATACATAACAGTTTTCTTGTTTTCATTCATAAATTTTTTGTATTGAGTGTCAAGGTAAGTATCATATTTTGCAACATTATGATATTGTTTTTGTTTAACTCTATAATCATTCATGTCTTTTAACCAAGTTTTATAAGAAGTTAAAGCAGAACCATCTTTAAGATTTGGAATAGGTACTTTACCATATCTGTAACCTTTGTTACTATTATCTAATAGTTTATCTTGGTTTTGTACAAATGAATCATCTGTAATTGCTTTTAACAATCTAGGCTTGTCATCACCACCAGCACCCTTGGCGTGATGTGTTGCTTCACCTTTTTTATCTTCTTCTTTAGTAGTATCATCTGATTCAGATTGACCATCTTGTTTACTGTCTTTTTCATCATCAGCTTTTTCATCACCAAAGTTATTGAAATCATTTTTTTCATCAGCGTCATCATCATTTTGATCAGCACCTGAATTGTCACCTTGACTATCATCTGAATCTTCATCATCAAAATCATCTTCATCATCAGAAAGTTCATAGTTTTTTGAAATAATATGGTTGTCAAAGTCAGGCAATTTAGTCATCTGATCAACTTGATCTTTTTGCCAATCTAACATTTCCTTAGCTAAAGTTAATACATCATTAAATGATTTAACAGCGTCAACTTTAACCAACCAATCTTTATCTTTAGAAGAAAATATAAATGGTAGTCTGTTTAATGACTTAGACCTTAGATTAATTTTGTCAATAATCATAAAATCTTTATTGATATCTCTACCAGAAATACCAAAGAAATTTTGTTTTTCTAATATATCAAAACCATTCTGATAGTTTCTAACAACACCAGGATATTTTGCTTGAATTAACTTGTCAATTCTAGTATCTTCAATAACATTAACATAAGACCTTAACTCTTTGTCTGTAATATTTTGCCACTCTTCATATGGAGTCCATAGAGCGTGAGCACATTCGTGAGCAATAAGCATGTCATATACATCACCAGATTTTTGTTTAAATATAGGTAAAGTTAATACACGGTTCTTTACATCAAAAGAAGCTGTCTTAACATTGTTGTGTTGAATTGTAATATTCTCTGTAGCGAGAAGTTTTGCAAGATTTGATTTTACATCAAGATTTATAGTGTTGTCCTTTTTCATAATATACGACCATCCTACAGGCCTTTTATCAAAAAGTCAAGCACTAAAAACGTTTTTTTAAATTTTTTTTTCTATACCAGGCAATGGTTTTTAGAGCTGCGTCAGGTCGCACAGCCATATGTTCTATGTTTGTTCTACTATCTTTTGTCGCCAGAGCCACGAATCGTATCTTTTTTCTTACGATTCTCTAACTTAATTAAATTAGTGCTTGCAATGTCGGATAACTTAATGTCAAAATCGTTAGCCAGTACAGCGATATACCAAAGGCAATCACCAATTTCACTTTTGATTTCAGACACCAGTTTTTCATCTTTACTATTTGAGCCATCTCTTATTATTTTCTTTACTTTATTAGCTACTTCACCTGCTTCACCGGTCAACCCCAATGTCGGGTATATAATGGCCTGTTCTCTCGGATATATTGCCGTTGTTAAAGCAACCTTTTGATACATGTCAAGGTCACTTACTTTTTTGTATTTATTAGACTCGTTACTTTGAGCACCTAATTCTAGTTCTAATTGTCCGTTCATGGTATTATCTTCCTACCTGTGGTAAATATTTTGTTTTTGTTTCGTCCCATGATAGATATATTAAATCATCATAGAAATGAGTTTCAGTAGATAATCTACCTTGTTTTCTTAAGCTGTTTAGTCTTTTTTTAGCGTATTTGTTTTTCCATAATTCAGTTAAAGCTTCAGTTGAATTGTCAAATGCTCTAATTAAACCTTTCGTATCTGTTTCTTCTCGTAAAAATTCTCTAGTATTTGTAAATAGTTCACCAAAATATATGCCTCTGGCATGGTCAGATTTGATAAGTTTCTTATCTATACTTAATTTATTGTATGTAAAGGTATGACTTCTATTTCTATGATCTCTTTTATGTGGTTGACCTGTGTCTTTTTTCGCCACATACCATTCAAAGTATTTGTATGTGTGGTTCTTTTTCAACCAGTTTTGTATCATCATTCTAGTAGGTTTAGTAGGTTCATATGATACAGAACCTGCTGTCCACCCCATTTTCTTCCAATGTTTTAATCTATCATATTGAGATAAGGGTATTTCTTTTGTTTTACCATATAAACTTGTGGTTGTAACACCTACTAATTTGTCTTTGTATTGATACTCCCAGGTTTTCTCTACAGTATCACTCAAACACAATAAAGCTAACAGTTTCCCACCAACCAGGTTATATCCAAGCGGCTGTATTGGTACTATTGTACTACCAATGCAAGTATGATTAATCATTTTTTGTGTCTTGGCCACTCTATCCCAACCAATATGGTTGTCTCTAGGCGTAAGGTCTAGAAAGTCAGAGGACATACAAGTAACACCAAGATATTTCTTCGTCTTTTTGTCTCTAATTAAAAAGTTTAAATTTCTACCAATATTACTATTGTTTTTCATAGTAGATAAGAAAGTTCTTAATGCATTCCATATCTCACTACCTTTGGCATTTGTGTGTGATTGTATCTCAGCACCATCTGTCCATATTAATTCTGGTTGTAATTCTAAGTATTCTTCGGGGTCATCTGGTAACCAAAAGTTATTTTTGACTTCTTGTATGACTGTTGCCTGATCAGGTTTTAACATGGCAGGTTTATCATCAAAAAAACTATTTGTTTCTACAGTAGGATATCTGTCTTTTACTTCACACCATTTTTGATATAAAGTATATTCCTTTACATTCATTGATGATACATATGATAAGTCTTTAATCAGAGCTTGTTTTAATACATCTGTATCTACATCTGGTATTTTATCTAAAGGATTGTTATCTTGCCAATTTTGCCATTGGTCTTCAATAGACATGCCTTTCTTCCACGAATAAGTCATAATGTATATAATACTAGAAAACTATTGAAATGTCAAGCTTGGTTGTCTTGTTCTTTATATCGTTTTAGTCTTTCAATCTCTTTAATAGCCTTATCTTGTGCTCTTTTTAATTTGAATTTAGATACATGTTCTACAAAATTTCTACCTAATATGTGGTCATATTCGTGTTGACATATACGACTCATCATACCATCAAGGTGTGCTTCTTGTAATTTACCCTCACTATCTTCATATTTAAATACACATTTTCTAGGTCTTTTAATATTTAAAAATAAAAAAGGATAAGTTAAACAACCTTCTTTCATCATTAAATTTTCTACACTAGAAGATATAATCATAGGATTATACATAGCAATTGCTTTGCCACCATCAATTGATGGATGACCACCTGCTACAAACATATTAAAAGGTAAACCAACTTGATTACAAGTAAGACCAATACCATGAAACTTATTCATACAAGTAAACATAGCTTCTGTTAATTCTTTTCTATCTTTAAAATCATGTTCTTTTAACATGTCATCTGTAAAAGGTGCTATAGCAGTTTGTACTCTAGGGTCATTTGGTGGTATTAATTTTAGTTCTTTCATATTGTTCCTAATTGTGTAAAGTTTTGTACTTTTTCATATTTAATTATATTAGTAAACTTATCAAATAGTATATCTCCTTTGTGTGATATAATAAAGATGTTTTCTTTTTCTAATGTTTTAATGATTTTAAAGAAGTCATCTGTACCTTGACCATCTAGTGACGAATCAAATATCTCATCAAGCAATAATAAGTTTGTATTGGTACTATTTTTCATTCTAGCAATATCTCGCCATGTAAATAATAAGGCAAGATCAATTCTCATCTTCTCACCCTCACTAAAATTATTATAATTAAATGTATCTCTAAATCTTGACTTAACCGTTTCGTTAAACTCTTCATCTAAATTAAATGATATGTAGAAGTCCATGGCTTGTAAATATTTGTTAATTAAAGCATTCATAATAGGTACATACTTACGAATAATTTGGGCTTTAGCACCTTTGTCGTTTAGTATTTCTCTTAATATATCAACATATTCTTTTTCTTCTTGTACATCTGTTAAGTGTGCGTCTGCCACACCAAGGTCTGCTGACATTTTAACTAGTTCAAGTTCTATCTTTTCAATGTCACCATCTTTTTGGCTAGCCGTAGAAATCTCTAACTGAATTTGATCGCTGTGTTTCTTTAACGCTGATAGACTTCCGTTTATCTTCGCTATCTCTACATTCATTTCTTGTATCTTGTTTGACATCTGGTTGAATTGAGTCAACTTCTCTTCGTGACCAGTTAGTTCTCCTACGAGCTGTGATAGTCCTGATTCTAGTTTGGAAATTGTTGTAGTTTCGTGATTGCATTTTTCTTCCTTAAATTTGGTATCAATAGATTGTGTACACACCGGACATGTGTCATTCTCTTTGAAAAATTTTAAAGTCTTCTTATGTGTATCCAGATTTTGTTCTATCTTTGTTTCGTATTTTTCTAAATCTTTTATCTTTTTATTTACCGTTTCGTGGCCACTTAATGCATTTTGACTAACTGCAATATCTTCATTCAGTTTTTGTAGTTTTTGTTCATATACTACTTTATTTCCATCATTTTCTACTATCTTATTTTGTTGTACCGTTAGGTTGTCGCTCCCTTTGGTCTCCAAAGTCTTTAAGTATTTTGCTTCAGTTTCATACTTGGTCTTTATTAACTCTACTTGGTGCCTCACCTCCGTTAACTTTTTTTGTAAATCACTCTGTTGAGAACGTAAAATTAGATCCATAAGACCAAAAACTCTTATATCAAGTATCTCTTCAACAACTTCTCTTCTATATCTTGGTTTCATCTTCATAAACGGCTCGTATGATGATGAACCTAATAATACAACTTGAATAAATGATCTGTAATTTAGTTTCATTATATTTTGTTCTAGGTATTTTTGATAGTCTATGTTGTTGGCGTCTTGATTAATTAATTTACCATCACAAAATATCTCAAATAAATTTGGTTTAATACCTCTTCTTACAATATAGTTCTTTGTACCCACATCAAACTCAACCTCTACAATACAATCACCATTATTAATAGTGTTGACCATTTGTTCTTTTTTAATAATTCTAAATGGTTTATTAAATAATACAAAACATAATGCGTCTAATAATGTTGACTTACCACTGCCATTTGTACCTACAATTAATGTAGTTTGTGACATATCTAAAGCAATTTCTATTGGTTGATTACCAGTAGATAAAAAATTCTTATATGATATTCTTTTAAATAGTATCACTCACCAGCCTCCATGTAAAGTTCTTTTGCAAATTCTTTTAATTTTTGTTTATCTATTTTAACATCTATTTGATCAATGTAATTTCCTAAAAATGTAAGTGTATCTTCACCTTGTTCTAGTAAATTTTCTGGCACTGAAGCTCCAATATCCGTAGGGTCTTCTATTACATCAATAGCATGTAAGTTAATATGGTTGTATAGTCTATCCATTAATCTTTCGTACATATCTATATCTGTTTTATTTGATATGTAAAGTTTTATAAATGACTTGTCATATGGTGTAATATCAAACTCATCATAGTTTGTTTCTTTATCATTATAAACTATTTTTTTAAATATGGTATTTGTGTTTTCTATTCTAGATATCTCTCTTGTATCTGTATCAAATATATGAAAACCTTTAGGACAATTGTAGTCTGACCATGTCATTTCATATTGTGTACCAAGATAATATATGTGGCCATCATCTGATTTTTTATGAAAATGACCTGACATAACCTTTTCAAATCTTTTAAAGATAGATTTTTCTGTACCATGATCATTCATATGACCATTATGCATTTCAAAACCTTTAATCTCTAAATGACCCATAGCTATTGTTGATTGTGTGTTTTCTATAGTTTTAATAGTTTCAATTTCGTTATCATCACAAATCCATGGTATAAAAAGTATAGGCAAGTTGTCAAAGTTTACCGTTGTAGCATGAGTATATACTTTAGCCTCTTTACTTATATCAAGATTTTGCATTGCATTTACTTCATTTGTATTCTTATAATAAGTATCATGGTTACCAATAATAATATGTGTATCAATACCTAATTCATCTAGTCTATTCCAAAATACTTTTTTAAAGTTGTGTGCCGTATTGTGATTAATAAATTTTCTTCTATCTACCACATCACCTAAATGTATCAATGTTTTGATATTATTTTGTTGCAAATAAGGAAAAAACAAATCATTATAAAACTTGTTTTGATATTCAATAAATGCTGGTGAGTCATTACGACACCCAAAATGAGTGTCATTTAACAAAGCTATTTTCATTATTTCTTTTTCTTTTTTGCTTTAGATTTAGGTTTAGTCTTTTTAGCAGTTTCTTCTACCGGCATATTCTTTCTTAAAAACTCGGTAAACTGATTTTTAAATTCTCTATCTTCTCCAGGTTGTAAAACTAAATCATCATAGTTTGCGTCTGCTATCATTCTTTGTTTAATTGTTACTTGTTTTTTTTCTTTTTGTATTCTTCTTATAAAAGCATAGTAAATTATTTGTGTAAAATATGCAAATGGATTGTTTGATTTTTCTCCATCAAAATTGTTTAAGTATTGTAAACAGTTTTCTATACCATCACTAATCATATCATCTCTGTATGTATAGTTAATAAAATTAGGTCTGTATGATAAGTGATTTGCTATCTTTAAAAAACAACCACCTATATAATCGGGTACTCTAGGATTTTTATCTCCAGTTTTTTTTGCTTTGTTAACTAACTTTTTATACTCGACCATAGCGGCCAAGAATTCTTTGTTGTTAACATAATGTTCTGATTTTTTTTTTGTTTGTGCCATAATATCCTTACTATATAATATTTTATCAAAATTGTCAATGGTCAATCCACGGTTGACAATATTTTTTTTATGCGTATAATAACGGTGTCCGTTTTCACCAGAGTATCTTTAAAGTCCATTGTATCCTTAATGTAACGTAGGTTCATCCTCATCATCATCTAATTCTCTAAAGATTTCATTCATCTTTTTATTTTCATCAGCCGTAAACTCTTTTCTATGATAGTTCTCATCTCTTTTAGGTTTGTCTAGTCCATCATAGTTTTTAACTATTTCAGAATAACTATTAGACATTTCAAGAGAGGCGTTGGTGATCGTCATAATTTTATCTTTAGGTATTGTAACTACCTTATCACTTGTATAATTAGTCCAACGAATCATAGCAATATAATCTCTAAACCCCATTGGTGTCATTTGAGGAACATATTTAATTTGTAAAGGTTTATCTAATCTAATTAGAGGACCATTATCTGGTAACTGTTTGTCACCAGTAGGTAGAACGGTAACAATGTCGTCACCGTTAATTAATTTAATTATTTTAACTGTCTGATTCATTGTTTAACTCTATGTTGTGTATTTCATAATCAAAGTCTTCTTCACTATAGATATTTATCCTTTCTCTAAAATGTGCTAAAGTATAATTCTCTTTTCCATTATAAGTTAAGTCATCAGCTATATCGTATAATGTCGCATGACCATTATTATCTTTTAATCTTAGACCACGACCAATTGATTGTAAATTTCTTATCCTAGATTTAGAAGGACTAGCAAAAATAATGTTATGCAAATTCCTAATGTTAATGCCTGTACTGAAAGTCCCATATGACGCAACAATAATAGCGCCGTCAGCTTTCTCTGTAATTTCTCTAATCTTTTCTCTTTCATCTGCGTCAATTCCTCCATGAACATAAAATACCTTCTTATCTGTTGCTTTGTTTTTTATCATTTCGTATAAGTCTTTACCATGTTTCTCAACATACTGAAACAAACATAATGTATTACCTTGTAAACCAGCCGCCAAATTTTTTATAAACTTATTTCTTTTATCTGATTGTACTATATAATCCATTTCTTCTTGATAAGTAAAACCGTGTGCATGTTTA